CGCTGATGTTTGGACTTACGCAACAAGAGAACTTACTGGATTCAACTTTACGGTTGATACAATAAAGGATTTGGATATAGATGCTATAAAAGCTAAAACAGATAATCTTCCAATTAATCCCGCTTCTCAAACTAACTTAGATGTTGCAGTATCTACACGACTACCCACTTCATCTTACACAGCACCCGACAATGTAACGATTGGTTTAACAAGCTCAAATGTTCTATTGATACCAACTAATCCATTATTGGATAACGATATTAGATTGATTAATTTAGACACGCCTGTTTCTACAAGATTAGCAACCGCTGGTTATGTAGCACCAGATAACGCTAGAATTGTCAATATAAATGCGATTGTTGAAACTATTCCTACGGATACTTTGACTAGCACAGACCCAAGATTAAACGCTTTGGATACTACTATTTCAAGTCGCTCTACTTTAGTTGCGAGTGATGTTTGGGCAAATCCAACACGCACTCTAACTTCTGGTGGAGGAAGTGGTGGTGCAACTGCTGAAGAAGTATGGTCTTATCAAACTAGGACAATTACTGGAGCATCTGGTTTAGCTTCTAGCATTTGGGAATATGAAAATAGAACTCTTACTAATTGGCGAAACATAGTTACAGATATTTGGAACGCTGTTCCCGCATGGTTTAGTAAGAAGATTGAACAATTAATTGAATCTGATTTATACATCTATAAAGGTGTGACGAATAAGATTTCAATTGTTGGAGCGGGAAATATAGGTGGAAGTAGCAATATAGTTTTCACTGTGAAAAACAAACATACAGATTCTGATGCACAATCCATATTGAGAATAGAATTTCTAAATGGACTTACTATCTTAAATGGTGGTCAATATCCAATAGGAACAGATGCCTCAATATCAATATTAGATGAAGCGAGTGGAGATATTGAGATAATTCTCAATTCTACTCCGTCACTTAATTTGATTCCAAGTCAGAAAAGACTTTATGATATTAAAGCCAGAGTTGGGAATGATGTCAAATTGGTTTCTCGTGGAAAGATTGATATTCTACCAGATGTTACAAATGATATATAAAAAGGATGTGAAAAATGTTAATTTCTGAAAGCCTTAGAAGTTCACTCCTCGAACAATGGATTGAAGAAAAAGAGAACTCCCAATTTTATCTATATATTGGAGGATGGCTCAAAAATGGTGGATATGATAATCTGGGAAAATTTTTCATTGATGCGAGTAAGGAAGAAGACGAACACGCCTTGATGATTTTTAATTTGCTAACAGATTTAAATATCCAATTTGAAACAAATCCAATTGGTTCGGGAGTATTTGCTATTTTGTCAATTATAGACATTGCTGAGAAATTTCTTAGCAGAGAAATACAAACAACTCAATCTCTGAGAGATATTAGGGACTTATGCTCAGGCGAAGAGTCTGGAAGTTCCGTAGTTGAAGAATTCATCAGGGATATGATTTCAAAACAAAGAAGCGAACTTGAAGAAGCAACTACTTTCATGGACAAGGCAAAAGTTATGAATGAGTGGAAATTCGTAATGCTTTGGGACATGAGTTTAAAGTAGAGATATATTATGTATATGATAAACAGGGAAATGCTTCGAAAAATACCTTGTTATATAACAGATAAAAAATTAGGGAACTTTTTGATAAATAGAAGAGGACTTCCAGTGTTATCAATAATTGGAGATAAATACTACTTTAGTAAAACAAAAGTTTCTGACAGAGTTTTTGAAAGCGAAATCCCATTATTCTATAAATGGTTTTCTACTATCTTAGAAAAAAGGGGAGGTGAAGAAAATTGAGTCAAAAAATAAATTTTGAAGTTGAGAGTGGTGAAATTATAGATGACCCATCTCAATCAGAATTTGCAACTGCTAAACTTAGATTATTTTCCAGTGGAGCAAACAGACATGGGATGTATTGTGAAGAAGATGTTTTGCAATCTACTGCTATTACAGCATATGAGAAACCCGTTGTTTTTGAAATTACTGGAAATGACTTCGGAGGACATTCTGGGAAAACGATTCCCGCAGGATTTATCGTTCCCAATAGTGGAGAATTTATTAGAGAATCTGACGGAAGAATGTCTTTCAATGTTCTTAGTAAAATCTGGAAAAGATATTCTGGAAAATTTCTAGATATTTTTGCAAGTAATAGCAGAACGAAATCCAAACTTTCAGTTGAGATGATAATGGATGAAACTGAAGATAGGGAAGATGGTTTAATTGGAATGAAAAGATTTTACTACACAGCGGCAACTATCCTCGGTGACTTGCTGACTGAAGCGTCTCCCGATGCAAACATTGAAATGCTTTCATTCTCATATGAAAACGCAATTGCTAAAGAGTTTGGTTACAATAAATATAAAGACCTTGACTTTCAAATTCCTTCCGAAATAAAAGAGTTGGCTAAAAATACGATGAGTGAATACACTAGAGTCGGTAAGGGAGGAAATTCTGTTTCCCTCTCTAATGCCAGATTCTTTATAAGGGAAGAAAAACTAAATCCAGAAAGAGTGAGAACAATTTATAAAAAATTGTCGTCATATTCTAAGGGTTCTTTAGAATCCGAAGAAGAAAAAATTCGATTTAATCTTTGGGGTGGAGAAATAGGATTGAATTGGGTTAGAGAATTATTTAATAAGCTCGAAGAAATAGACAATAAAAAGTCTGGTTCTTATTTTGCTGAGAATATGGCGGTTGAAGAAACTCCGTCTATTGAAAAAGAAAACGGAAAGGAGGAAAAAAACGTGAAAGAAGAAGAAAAAGAAAAGGAAGAAATGGCAGTAGAGCCAGTGGTTGAAAATAAAGCTGAAATGGCTGTCGAAACTCCTGAAGAGGAAAAAGTGGAAGACCCCAAAGAAGAAGCAACTGAAACACCTGAAGAAGAAAAGAAAGAACAGATGTCTTTAGACTCTTACTTGGATATGGTCTACACTCTCGCACTTATGGAAGAAGAAACCGAAAGCAGAAAAGAATTTCTCAAAGAGGAAGACGAGTTTGCTTTGAAGTGTGCTGTCGATGAAATCAAAAAAGATGGGGAAAAAGATTTTGCGGTAGTTAGCAGAGGTATGTTTGCTTGCTTGAAGGAGATGTCTGCGAAGATGTCCAAGATGGAAGAATCAAACAAGGCGTATATGGCTGAATTTGAATCTCTGAAATCATTCAAGAAATCAATTGAAGATGCCAAGTTTGGTTTCGAAGTTGAATCTACTTTGAAAGAAGTTGAAAATTCAATGCCGGTTGAGGAAATTGAAAAGGCTCGTGAAGAGTCTGCTAAATTCTCACTGGAAACAATTGATGGTTGGAAAAACGCAGTCAAGGCTAAGGCTTTCAGTTTTAGTAAGACCGCTGATAAAAAGGATAAAACACCGATTACTCCAAGATGGATGTACGATGTTAATACCTCTCAATCCAAAGATAATATGTGGGTAAAGAAATAAATTTTATTTAGGAGATTAACTATGGAGGAGAAAAAATATTTCTTCTGTTATTCGCTTCGTCTAAAACTTTTTTTAAAAAGTATAGGTTTTCGTTATGAAATTGGGGGAAATAATAATAAGACAGACAAGCCTTATTGGGCATACCTTCGTTCTGAAGAATTGAGTGATGCTTTAAGTAAATGGAGGAATATAAATAATTATCCTTCGAGTTAGATTATATGTTTAGGAGACTATTTTAAATGACTCAAGAAAAACTTTCTGAAAAATATGTTAAATCTTTTCTTTATGAACACGGTTATATTTTTGATGGAAAATTTGAATATTCTAAAAATAATATTACGCTAGAGGATTTTGATGGATATTTTTATTTTATAAAATTTTCCGCATTAAAGTGGAATATAGAATTAAATGAGAAAATAGGAAGATTATATAAACCTATGAGATTTTCTACAAAAAATCCATACACCATAAATAATATTTGCAGATGGGTGGTTTTAAATAAAAAACCTTTTGAATTTATACGTGGTGATTATTTTGGAAATGAGGAGAAAAGTTTATATTTTAAGTGTGATAAATGTGAACAGGTGTGGGACACCAACTGGGGAATTATTTTTATGGGATGTGGTTGTCCTTTTTGTGGAAATATAAGAGTCGGGAATAATACTCTTGGAAAAGATAGACCAGACTTGGTAGACGAATGGAATTATTCTAAAAATGGCAACATAACTCCTTATGATGTTCGACCCCTTTCCAATAAATCAGTTTGGTGGGTTTGTAAAAAAGGACATGAGTGGAAAATTGAAATATCCAATAGAAATGGAAAATTGCCAAGAAATAGAACTAATTGTCCAGTTTGTAATTTTTCAAAAGGAGAAAGAAAAATAAACAATTTCTTATTGGAAAATAATATAAAATTTATTACCCAAAAAAGATTTTTAAATTGTAAAAATAAAAAACCACTACCTTTTGATTTTTATTTACCAGAAATAAACACACTCGTAGAATACGATGGACAACAGCACTTTTATCCAGTTAGATTTGGAAATATCTCGGAAGATGATTCTATTGATAATCTTGTAACCGTAAGGAAAAATGACGAAATAAAAAGAATGTTTTGTGAGAAAGAACGTATAAACTTAGTAAGAATATCATATTGTGATTTTGACAATATAGATGATATTTTAAAAAATGTATTTAATTTATAGGAGGATTTAAAATGGCACATGGTATTATGATTCCGTCCGCTGTAGCTTCGTTAAATGTGGACTCGTATGTAAGACACGCAAAGGGAGCCGTTGATTTGGATAACGGTAATGTTGTTTCTTTAACCGCTTTGACAGCCGTTGCTGGAGAGCGTGAGGTTTGGACTGCGGCAGTTCCCGCTACAGGGGCAACTCTAACCAATTTGTTTATGGTGGGAGAACCAGAAATTGTATTGACTTCTTCAAAATATAAAAATATTGACCCCAATGTTCAGAATTTTTATAATGTTACAGGAGATGTTTTTAGTGCTTTCAGACTTCAACTGGGAGACGTTGTCTCCCTCAGCGCGGATTGTTTAGGTGGAACTATTGGCGCAAATACTTTCGTGGTTGCCACGAATGCTACAGCCAAATTGACCTGGAGTGCCACAGTGGTTAGTGGTGTATCTTTGAAATTACTCGCCACCGAATACGTTAGCCTCCCCACAACTGGAGCGATTGGTGAAAGTCAGCGAGTGACTATGTATCGCTTTGAAGTTGTTGCGTTAGCTTAATAAATATTGTATATAGGAGGAATAAAAAATGAAATATAATAAACAAATCGTAGCTTTCTCAGAGGCTTACCCTGACGTAGCACCACTTCTTGAAAAAATTGAGGATTATTACAATCACTATCTCTTTGAAGTGGAAGGAAAAAAAAATAAGGCTGGCACGTTCAAAACTATGGGAGTAAATGCTGAAGGTAGAGATGTAGCAATTACTTTTGCTGAAAAAGAAAGCATCATCAACGAAGAATTCAAAAAGACAATTTACAAATTGGCTGGTGTTCAAAATCCAAAAATGCTTCCCGATATTGTTTGGTCAACCAATCCTCAAGTGGGTTGGTACACCTATGCTATCGTTGCAACAGCCATTGATGCCGTGTTGCCGAATACCTTGATTGACACAATTGGAATGTACTCCGATATTCGCAATATTGGATGGGGAGATTCGGCGGTCTTCAATATCGAACCTCGTGACCTCTTCCCTGTTTCTAAAGCTGGTCGTGGGAAACGCACGGGGGAACTACAGAAACAATTTAACGGTCAGGTTTCTTTAGTTCCTCAAAATCACGAAATGACAGTAGGTGTTGCTCTTTATCGTGTTTTGAGCGGTGCGGAATCTCTTGCCCGCTTTGTCTCCAAAGCTATTCGCTCAATGGAAACTCAGGTAACGATTGATGCTTTCACAGCTTTTAATACCGCCATGCTCGCTCTGCCCAATACCCCCGGTAATGGTCAACTGCGTGCCGCTGGTTGGTCACAGGACACTTTCACCAACTTTGCACAGAAAGTTTCAGCTTGGAACGGTGGCTCACAAGCTATCGCTCTCGGTACGAAACGTGCTTTGGCTAAGGTTCTTCCTTTGAATGCCAACTATCGCTATGACATCGAAAGTGATTTCGTGCGTGTCGGTTATATCCGTAACCTCGCTGGTGTGGATACTCTCGAACTCCCGCAGGTCGCTGATTGGGAAAATCCTTTCGGTCTGAAACTGAATGACGATGTGATTTATATCATGTCTCCTTCGGCTCAGAAACCTGTCAAACTTGTTCTTGAAGGAACCACTTTGTCCTACACCCAGAACCAGTTTGATGCCGCTAATTTGACTCAGACAACCACATTCCAGAAGTCTTGGGTTGCCGGTGTCGCTACCAATGCAATTGCCGCCACAATCACTCTCTAATTAAAAACAGAGGGGTTGGATTTTTATTCAGCCCCTCTAAAATTAAAAAATAATAAATAGGAGAATTTTAAAAAATGAAAGCCAAAAAAGTTTCAACCCCCGTAGTCTCAAATGAATCGGAGATTGAAATTCTCAAACGTCAAGTTGCCGAAATGCAGGAAAAACTTAGCCTTGCTCCAAAAGAAGTTCAAGTCAAATCAGAAGATATTCGACTGGATAGAGTTGTGAAAGTCATGAGTCTCTTTAGAGGAATTTTGAATTTATCGAGAGGTAAGGATAAAGATGAACTTAGATTTACTGAGTTTGGTGAAATCAAACGAGTTCAATATTCCGTATTATTGGAAATCCTTGACAGGAACGAAAATTTTTACAAAAACGGTTTGTTCATTATTTTAGATGAAGAGGTTGTTAAGAAACTCGGTTATGAAGACTTGAATGTCCTCAACAAAGACCAAATTGAAAGAACAATTGATTCAACCTGTAAAACGGAAGATGCTTTTGAATTGTATAAGAATGGTTCTGACAGACAGAAATCTACAATCGTAGATGTTTTGATTTCAAATATTAGGGACGGAAAAGATGTCAATCAAAACTTAGTCAGACTTATTGAGAGAGAAAGCAAAATTAAAATTACAGAAAAGGCGGAAGAAGCTAAAGAATATATGGCTCTCGGACTACCCTAGATATTATTTTTAAGAGGAGGATGAACTATGACAGGGACAGCATTTTCTGAAATATTTGACCTTTTCATGGTTCAGATAAAAGATTGGAGACTCCAGAATTTATACGAGTCTTCAATTCTGGACTTTGAAATTTATTTGAGTGGATTTTTAATTATTGCAATTCCTCAGTTCAATGAGAATTGTAACCAATCATTATCCTACAATGAAACCACCAAGTCATTCACGGACATCTTGACAGATGATAACAAAGTTATGTTGTCTAAGTTGATGGTTGAAAAATGGCTTGAAAAAGAAGTGCAGGATGTAAACCAAATGAATCTCCATCTTCAAGATAGAGACTTTAAAGTTTATTCTGAAAGCCAAAATCTAAAAGAGAAATCTTTGCATTTGGATAAGGTCAAAGAATATAATGCTCAAAGTATAACTGTTTATTCCTACAATAAAAGTACAGATTGGGCTAATTGGTTTAGTGGGACTTTCTATGTTCCATAAAATAAGGAGGTAAAATGCCGTATAAATATACGCAAATGCAGACCGCCTTAATAAAGAACCCAAAGACAACTTACATAGAAGATTTCAATGCCAGATTAGAGGAGGGGTTTGAAAACTCCTCCGACTGGTTTACAATACAAGAAGAAACATCATTTGCATCTGAAGAATATGTTGACATAGACGCAAGAATAAATTATGTTATTGCCGCTGAAACAGGCGAAAAGATGTCCGATGATTTTAAGATGCTTTGGTTTAGAGATACCTCCCACACCGTAAAACTTGGAACAATGTTTTATTTCAATGAGAATTATTGGCTCTGTATAAATACGGAAAAGATAAAGTCTCTCACTACTGCTGTAACCATCAAGAGATGCAATAATACATTAAGGTGGATGGATTCAAAGGGTGGAATTTATAATGTGCCATGCACTATGGCAGACCCATTAGTTAGAGAAAATAGAGATTATTCAACTACGGGTAGTGCTGTGGTCAACGTCTCTGGTGTTATCGAAGTAATGGTTCAATTCAATGAAAAGACTAATAAAATTAAATCCAATCAAAGATTTTTGTTCGGTAATCCTGATAACTGGTATTGCTATAAAATCTTCGGTGCGGGTGTAAATAATATTAATTTAATGAAAACAGATGATTTTTATTCATCTGGATTAATTAGATACTCAATGGGTGGATGGCAATTGAATGAGGACACAGATGATTTAGTAAATGGAATTTGTGATGTGTATCAAAATGAATATGAGATACAAGTGAATCCATCTTCTCTCAGCCTAAATGTCGGTGAGCAAATAACTTTATCTTATTCTGTAATTCACAACGGAAGATACGAGATACACGATGTTGAATGGGTTAGTTCTAATCCTTCGATAGTAGAAGTCTATAATGGATTGATAAATCCTAAACAATTGGGATTATCTACAATAACTATAAAATTGAAAAACAATGATAATGTATTTGTTGAAGTTCCAGTAAGTGTTGTAGCCGAACCAAATGAAAATTGGGAGATAAGAGTTTCACCGAAAAATAACTTTGTTCTTGAAGGCACAGTGGAAGTATTTACAACACAACTATATATAAACAATGTAGATACATCTAATTCGTTTACTTACTCAATTATTGGAACATCTGTTCCAACCGCTAATTACACATTTACAACTCTCACGGGAAATATGTTCTCTATTGAAAATGTGGAAAAATATCTAAATCAATATCTCGTTGTGAGATGTACGAGTGGTAGCCATTATAAAGACGTTTCAATATTGTTAAAGGGAGGATGGTAATGACTAAAGAAACTCCCTTTGATAAACTTGATAGAATTGCATATAATTCTTTCAATGATTACGATGAAATTCCATACCAGATAATAAATCATCTGATGGATAACAACGAATTGATTTGGAAACTTCTCAAGTACGATACTCCAGATGCCTATTTGCAATTAGATTTAACTAAGGCAGAGAAGGCTAAATTGATTTATAACGGTGAAGAATTGACAACAGATTTTAGAGTTTTCATGGATGTAGGACAGCCTGACGCTGTAACAAAAGAAATAACTCTTTTGAGAATTTCTCATTGGCACATCACACCTAAAACAAGAACTGTTGGAATTATCACTGTATCTTTTCAAGTCTATGCTCATTATAAAATAAATCATCTTTCTAATTACAAAACTAGAAACGATATAATTATAAATGAGTTGATAAAAACGATGAACGGTGTTCAAATAAAGGGTGGACTTGGAGTTCTGTATTTCGATGGAAAGAGAGAACTAACAGACAGAATGATTGTTACTGGTCAAATTCCTTTCATCGGTAAACAACTTTTTATGAGTATGAATTATGGCTAAAGAATTTTCTAAGTATGAAATGTCATATATTTATGACGATGTTATTTCATATAAAGGATTGGAGATTCATCCTGTCGGAATGAGGGATTATTTATCGTTCTTTTATTTCGCTGAATGTTTCACTTTGGATAAGAACAGTATAAATGATGCGAAAACAATATCCATGACATACATGGATTATATGTATTCTATAAATACGGATGAATTTCCGTATATTGCGTTCTTTGATGCTGTTCTAAAAATAGTCACAAAAAATCCAGACTTGAAAGTTATTTATGCTAGAAATAAAAAGAATAAGCCTATTTTTATCGTGGATGGACGCGAGTATAACTCATCGGATTTCGATGAAATAAAAAAAATAATATGTGAATATAACATGGTCGATTTACCTGACGATACTATTCAAAAAGAAATTCGAGATAATATGAAGAAAGCACAGGAACTAAGAAATAAGTCATCTGGAAAGATGGCTTCTTTGGAAGACCAAATAGTTTGTGTTTTGATTTCATCTAGTCTATCGTTGGAGCAAATCTATTCCCTCTCGATTCGTAAGTTTACGAAGATATTGGAAAGAGCAGATTTGCAACTTCATTATAAGGTATATTTGGGTGCATCCATGAGTGGAATGGTTGAGTTCAAAGATAAATCATTCATAAAACATTGGATGTCCGATTTGACTAAGAATAAACTTGACCTAGTTCCATTCGAACAAATAAAAGATACTATGTCGGGTAAGCCTTCTGCGGCAAGAAATAAAACTGGCGGTAGAGGAAAAAAATAAGGAGGATTTATAATGGCAGAAAAATTATTTATGGTTTCTGTTGCCGATTACTATATGTATGATGGCGACCAAAATATGTTGGCGGCTGGAAAGACGCTTTCAGAATCGACTATGGAATTGTCGGTTAATTCAACGGATGTTCGTGGTGGTAAGGGTGCGCCATTGCAGTATATTTACTTCAATTCTCCCGACATGAACATTACCTTGACAGATACTCAATTCAATCTCCCGTTCATTTCACTTTCAACTGGTGAAGCTATTGCCAATGGTGCAAATGTTTGGACGGAAGAGAATGTTACTTTGAGTGCTGGCTTGACTGGTACGGTTCTTGGGACTCCTGCGGGATTCTTGGGTAGTGCCACAAAATACGCTTGGGTTACACATAGCGATGGTTCAATTGAAAGATTGGCTTTCACTTCTCAAACATTCACTTCTGCTACAGGCACAAGTGGAGAAATTGTTTGCGCTAGATACTATGAGACAGATGCGGCGGCTAAAGAAGTTACAATCCCCGCAAATATCATTCCTTCAATCGTTACTCTCGTTCTTGATGCTCAATTGGCTTCAAGTGACGAATCGACAAATATTGTTGGTAGCGTTCAAATCGTGTTCCCCAAAGTTCAACTCACGGGCAACTTCACTCTCAGCATGACGATGGACGGAGTTTCTACGACTCCTCTTACCGCTCGTGCTTTGTCATACACCCCCGTAGGTGTGGCTGGTTGTGCAAATCAAGATGTGTTCGGTTACATCAAACAAATTCGTCTTGCCTCCAATTGGTATGATGATGTGTATGCTTTGGCTTTTGCTCCTTCAGAAATTGCCCTAGTTCATCCTGCGACTCGACAACTCGTGTTGAAAGCCCTTCATGAAAGTGGAAGTCCTTCAACTCCTCCGATGTCTGCTTTGACTTTCGCTAGTGATACCGTTGGTGTTGCTACGGTTAGTGCGGGTGGTCTTGTGACAACGGTTGGTGCTGGAACAACCACCATCTCAGTCTTCATTACTGCTAAATCTACTGTTGACGCTTTCGCTGAAATTACTGTGACTATCTAAATAAAATAGTTTGTGGGGTTATAGAAATATAGCCCCACAAATAAAGGTTGGTGAAAAATGGAAGAAAAGAAAAAGGAAGATAAAGAGGTAGCATATAATTATCAGTATCCAAAGAAAGAAGTCATTAAAGAAATAAAGAAAGAAAAGTTTGAAGTTGTCTTAATTGGTAAAAATTTTCTTATATTGAAAAATAGTGAAGGTAACAACATTAGAGTTATTTGCCCAGACACGAGTAAGTTTTCAGTAAATGAAAAAATCTATAAGGAAAATGGTATATTTTTATGGGAGAGGAAATAACTTCTGGGGACAGAAGATTAAACCAACTAGAAGAAAGATTTACCAGAACGGAGGATAAGGTCATGCAACTGGATAAGAGCATCGCCGTTTATTCTGCTATTTTTGAAAGAAATTTACAAATTCAAGAAAAATTATCCACAGCTATAGATAGACTAACTGAAACAACTAGCGGACTTCAAAGAACTTTGATTGGTGTGTTGCAGGATATTAAAAGAAACGCTGAAGCACAGGAACAAAATTCAATGAAAATCGGTGAGATAGAAGTAGCCACTGATAAAAAGATAAATGAACTGGAAACAAAACTGCATGGTAAATTAGAAACCTTAGATGTAAAATTAAATACGGTTGACGACAAGGGAAAATTTGACTTCATCAAATTTCTAAAAGAAAACTTCATCTCCGTCACGATGTTTGTATATATTATAGTAGATGGAGTAAAAAGCTATTTGCAGGTGGCTAAATAGCACAGGAGGAATTTTATGGCTGGATATAACAGAATATTTTTAGACACAGAAAATTTTTATAGACTGCAAACAAGTTATACTAACGTACATGGAATTTGGTTATATCCATTAGAGTACATGGCTATCCATAGCGGTATCGCTTTAGGTTTGCAACATCTTTCACTACAAGGAATTGAATTGGAAGAAGTTATCTTTGCGGATTTAGATTTGCTAACAAGCATCGGTAAATACACAGTAGACCCAACTACTAATTCCATAATTATCATCGTAGACAAAACTCCGATTGATACTGATGCTGAGGCGATTGCTGAAATCACAGGACTTCTTTTGAATTATCAAATGAAGACACTTGAATATTTCTCAACGGATTCTTTATATACGATGGAAACATATTCTGCAAATGGAACATTCTTAGGTTCTACTCAGGCATCATCCACAAGTGTTTTAGTTTCTAAAATACTTACAATGGATGCTTCACAGAATGTCAATAGTGAAATTGGTTATCAAGAACATATTTTGAGGAGAGCGTTACAAGTTACCGCTTAACTAGAGGAACAATGGACAAAATTAAACTTAAGTTTTCAAAGAAATCAAATGTTGAAGTTTCATATTTCGGTGAGACAATATCTGTAAACCCAATTATAAAAATCTCGGAGCAATCTTTACTTAGAGAAACCTATTTGGAATCACTTTTCAAAGACGGTAAAGAAGGAATATGGGATGAACAATTTGCTGAGTTCATGTTTAGGCGTGAAATTCTAAGAAGTAAAACAAACATTGATATTGACTCCATTGTGGAAGTAGAGGATGTAGACTCCTTGATTTGGGGTGAATTTTATGAGAAAGTATCTTCCGCAATTATAAACTATAAGGAAGTTGAAAGCCTTATTCATTTCACTCTCTCAAACATCCTAAAGAAAATTGCTATCGAAAATAGCTCTGGGTTTTTGATTTCTGGATTGATTTCAAAGTTTAAACCATTCTTGGATGAAATGATGAATATGAAACCAGAAGATTTAGATAAACTTAAGGCTTCTGCTAGTGAATTGATTGATAAAGCAAAACAAGAACCAATTGCCTCAATACTTTCCGATATGAATGGAAACAAAACATCCCCCAAGAAAAAGTCCAAGAAGGATAAGGAATATGTTCAATAGTGATACTAGTGTAATTGAAAATTTAGGAAGACTTAAACATACAACTAAAGAAACTTGTGAAGATTGTGAAAAATCAAAATTGCAACTTAGAGTTAGAACCGTAGAAAGTGCCGATGTGGAATATTTATATTGTCCCAATTGTGGTTTTGAAAAATACAAAGAGCGTGTGAAGCTCGTGGATATTTATAAAAAACAAGCAAAAGAACTTTCGGAGTTTGAAGATAAAGTTGCGAAAAAACAAGAATTGAAAAATAAGAATAATTATAGGAGAAGATAAAATGAATTTAGAATTTTTAAAGGGTCGTGAAAGAATGTTGCTTGCTTTAGGCGGCGGAATTTTGTTCATGATTCTTCAAGTATTATTTCCCTCTATGAAATTAGACGAAACTCAAACCATGATGTTTGTTGGTCTTTTGGGTGCGTATATGGTGGGAGAAGGTATCTCTGCTCAAAAACTTGGTGAGGGATTCAAAGATTTATTTAAATCACAAAAGTTTCAAGCCCTTCTTGCTGGAATTGCTGTGGTGATTGTTCAAGCCATTTTCCCTGACATCAAAGTATCAGAAGAACAGATTATGAGTTTAGTCGCCCTGTTGGGTACATTTATTCTTTCTGCTGGTGTTCGTAGTTAACTTATATATTCTAGGTGGGTTTATAATGAAATAGACCCACCTAGATAATTTAGAGGATTATAGATGGAATATGTTATAGCGTTAGATTTATCTTTAAGTTCATCTGGAGTCGCTATCTTTAGTCAAGATGGTAAATTGAAGAAATTGATTACCATAGAAACTGATGCAAAATCAGAAACGCAAATTAGACTAAAAAAAATAGGGACTGAATTAAACAAAATAAAGAAAGAATATAAACCTAAAGTTGTAGTGTCAGAACACGGATTTACAAGATTTCATAAAAGTACACAATTACTTTTCATGGTACACGGTATATCTCAATACATATATTCGGACAAAGAAATAGTTTATTATTATCCTATGACAATTAGAAAAATAGTTTGTGGTAAAGGGAATGTAGATAAGGAATATGTTCGAGATTTTATAAATAGTAAATATGGGAACATAAAATTTAAAAATTATGATGAATCTGACGCTACGGCTATTGGTCTAGCATACTTCATAGATACGGGAGTTATTACAAATGATTAAAATTGATGATGTAACGGAGTCGGATTGGAATTCTATAAATCCATTTAATAAAAAAATAGTGGAGGAATTTTTAGAACAATCCACAACACTTAGTGACCAAACACTTAAACAATATAAATCATCTTTGCAGATATATTTCTTTTGGGTAAAGAAGAATGCTGGAGATAAGTCTTTTTACGAATTGAAATCTCGTGATTTTTTATTTTATCAAAATTGGCTTACAAAAATGGAACAATCTTCTGCGTCAATTAGATTTAAAAGAAGTGCTGTAAGTAGTTTCAATAATTATGTTTCTTTGTTTTACGGTGAGGAATATAAAGACTTCCGAAATTATATAAATAAAGGAATTCCCTTACCCCCAAGTAACTTTGTAAACGAAAAGAAACCATTAAACATTGGTGAGTACAAACTACTTTGTGAAGCATTGGAGAAAGAAGAACGGTGGCAAATATTAGCATATCTAAAGTTCTCTTTTTCTACTGGTGCGAGAAGAAGTGAAGTCAGGCAATTGCTAAAAGAAGTTTCTAATTATGAACCAAAAGTTTTAGAATCTAATGGTTCAAAGATAAATGTTTACACTACCCATAAACTCCGATGCAAAGGAAGAGGAAAAACCGGTAAGATTAGACAGTTGAACTTTGACCAAGAGGCAATGGACTCCATTAAGAAATGGTTAGAAGTTAGAGGTGATGATGACTGTCCTTATGTTTTCGTCACTAAGGAAAACGGGAAATATTCAAATGTTGGAGAATCTACATTTAATTCTTGGGCAGAAAATCACTTAGAAAGACTTGTCGGAAGAAGAGTTCACCCACATGCACTCCGAGAGTCACGGGCAACAAGTATGGTAGTGGAACAAGGAAAAGATATTTCCTCAGTTCAGAAATTACTTGGGCATGCGTCATCTGCAACTTCAGAAATTTACATTATTCGTGAAGATAAAGATGAGGCAGATGACGCATTTTTGTAACCCCAATAAAATAGGGATTTTATGATAGTCTTTTCATAGGAGATTATATGCCAAATATGACGAGTGAGTCTCAAATAAAAAAAATACTCAATGACGCAATGTTAAAATGTTTAAATGAAGTAAGTGTAGAGGTGAGAAAAGACCTTCAAGAATATATCAAAATGGATGTGTACGAATATGACTACTTTCCCAATTATAAGTATGAGGGTGGAAATGGCACATTCGGAAGTGGTAAACCGTCCTTTGAATTTGAAGAGGCTTTCAGATGGAAAGAAACTACTCGCTCCACTAATGAAGTAAAAAAAAGACTTTATTATGCTTGGGAAAATATGACGATTGACCGACATACAGGTAGGCATTTTGAAGATGGAAGAGATACGAGAAAAGAACTTGCTGAAATGCTGAATGTTTACGGAATTGTTGGCAATAAGAAAAGAAGTGCTTATTGGGATAATTTCATAAGTGTTAGCGATAAAGTTTTTAAAGTTTATTTCGAAAGTTCGATGAAAAAGAAAGGATTTAAAATTGTTGAAAATGAACTTGCTTGGATGTCTCAGTTTACTGGCGGTACTGATTTGAAATCCGCAGTAAATGGAATGATGGGAGCAATGGATAAGTTTCTATATGATATATATCCAAGTTTAATATAACTCTCATATCGAGAGAAAGGAGGGTTATAAATGTCTTCAAGTAACGAATATTCTGTACTATTAAAAGCTAGATTGGACACATCTGGAATAGCGAAAGATGTATCATCTATTCAGGCAGAATTAAATAAGTCTATGATAAATGTGGGGACTAAGCAAAAATCTCCAGTTGTTGAAAAGTTGAAGCAAGAATTCAAGGCTGGAAAATTTGAAATAAGTCCAACATTCGATAAAAGTAAAATAGATAAAGTTATGAAAGAAATCCAGTCAAAAGCTGGAAAGTGGGAATCTACAAGTATAAAAAGTGGATTTGATGAAAACGGTATTCAAAAGGCTGTATCCGCAACAGTAAAATGGAGAGATGAGGCGGGTAACGCTTATTCCGAGTTTGTTAAATTAGATAATTCAATTAAGGGTACGGTTACTTCTACTCAAAAAGCCGCTTCTGCCCAAAAAACTTTAGGTAGCGAAATGGGTGCTGTGGTTCGTAGAACTTTAGAGTCTGCGGCAACACTAGGAATGATGTATGGTGCATTGAACCAATTGAGATTAGGTGTTCAATATATAACAGATTTAGATAAACAATTGACAAATATTCAGGTTGTTACAGGGATGAGTGAAGAGTCTGTAAATAAACTTGCAATTGGTTATAATGGATTAGCTAAAGAAATGGGCGTAACTACCCTAGAAGTTAGTAAGGGTTCTTTGGAATTTTTAAGACAGGGTAAAAGTGCCGAAGAAACGAGCATACTGATTAAGTCGTCTATGGTTCTCGCAAAATTGGGAAATCTTGAAGCGGCTCAATCTACAGAGTATTTGACATCAATGATGAATGGTTTTAAAATTGAAGCCAAAGACAGTATGGATACAATTTCAAAAATAATTTCTTTAGATAACGCATTTGCCACATCGTCTGGAGAAATAAGTTCTGCGTTACAACGCTCAAGTGTTTCCGCTCAACAGGCAGGTGTTACATTTGAAGAACTGGCTTCAATGATTACCGTTATTTCAGATGTGTCTCGCAAAGCCCCTGAAAGTATTGGAGAAAGTCTTAAAACTGTCTTCGCTAGGTATCAAGATATTCTTCAAGGTGGTGTTGATGAAGAAGGTCAAGGAATCAACAATGTAGGGAAAGCATTAGACAGAGTGGGAATCAGTATTAGAGATGCTGAAGGTGGGTTTAGAGATTTTAGTGATGTTTTAGATGATTTATATCCCAAATGGGGTAGTTTAAATGAAATTGAACAAGCAAATATACTTAAGGCACTCGCCGGGACGAGACAGAGAGAATCTTTGCTTATTTTATTGGAAAATCAAGCTAAATACGAAAAAGGGTTAGAGGTTCAGCTAAATTCAACGGGTAAAGCTCTTGAGAGATACGATGAATATCTTGGGGGAGTTGAAGCATCTCAAAATAAAATGAAGGCTTCATGGGAAGAGTTGTGGCAAAAGGCTCTTAGTGGTGGGGCGGTTAAATCAGTTTATGATTTAGCTTCTGGTTTTTTAGAAGTAGTTGATGCCATAGGCGGATTACCAACAGTTCTTACTTTAGCGACAAGTGCATTAGTCGCGTTTAATTGGGCGGCAATTGCCGCTTTTGCCGCTAATCCTGCAACTGTTTGGATTGTGGCAATCGGGGCAGTTGTTTTAGCGATTGGCACATTGATTAGTAGTATAGATTCGGCTGATGAAAAACTTATAAAATTAAATAAAAAATCTCAAGAGAATGCTTCGGAAATATCTTCTCTTAGAGATAAACAGAAAGAAGTTTCGGAACTTTCAGATAAATATTCAATTTTAAAAAAAGAATACGAATTAAGTGGAATAGCTTCCCAAGAATTTTTAGATGTCCAAAATAAACTAAAGGAATTAATTCCTTCTTTGGGTGGAGTTTATGATGATTATGGGAACTTTATAATTAGCTCTACCGAAGATACGAAGTCTTGGACTCAGGCAATAAAAGATAATATAGTGGAACTTGTAAATCAAGACAAAATATTAAAAGACTCGGCGGGAGAAATATTCGTTGGAGAGTTAATAAAGTCTAAAAAAGCACTCGGTAATACTGGTTCTATAAATAAATTTACGGGCAAATTAAAATCGGAAGAATTTAATGACCAATTATTAGCATCAAAAGATGCTTTCAATCAAATGTCTCAAGAAGGAAAGGATGCAGTAATAAAGGCTCTAAGAGATGGTGGAGAAGAAGGGATGGAACTCCTATCTCTATTTATGCTGGAAGATGCAAAGAAAATGTCTGGAGATTCTTGGATTGAAAAATTCAAACCTGAGAAAGAAGAAGTTGTAAATATCGGGAGAAAGAGCGGGGAAGATTTATATCTGGGTTTTAAACAAAGAATTGGTGAACTTACATCTGAAGAAAGTATTTTAGATTCTTTAACTAAAAAATCTATGTCTGGAGAATTAGGTTTTTCAGATGTTCAAGAAATTCCAGAAGAATATTTATCAGCATTAACTATTGAAGGGGAGAAATTACAATTAAATATTGATAAAGTGAAACAACTTCAGTTAGCAAAAGCGGCAGAGGCAGTTGAATCGGCTGAGATAGCATTAATTAGACAGGAAACAACTCAATCCGAAGTAGATATGCTCCAATTATATTACGACCAATTATTAGCACAATCACAAAACACATTTGGTCAATTTAGTCAAACCGCTTGGCAGTATGATGAGTTGTTATGGTCAATTTCCAATGACGCTGTTGCCGCAGGATATTCATTTTTAGATATGGAAGGAACTGCTTTAAATTCGGCTCAAGCCATATTTGATTATATGTCTCAAGGAGATGCTCAATTCAATCACGTTGTTCAACAAATTGCTCAAGCTACGGGTCGTTCCATTCAAGAAGTTATGGGCATAGTAAATCAGATGGTTGCTCAAAGTGTAAATAATGCGAGAGCTTCTGTTGCTCAAATTCAAGCGATGGTTTCTGGTGGATTATCTTCTGCAATTGTAGCTTCTGTGGGTGCTGGAACTGCCCCACAAATAGCCAATCTGTTTCCTGCATTATCTTCTCCAAGTAGTCTTGGAAGTGGTGGAGGTGGTGGAAGTTCATCATCATCTGGTGAAACTGCCGCAGATAGAAGAGAAGCAAAGAGACTTGCTAAACTAAAAGAAATTGAAGATGCTATCGCTAAGGCTAGAAAAGAAGCAACTGATGATTTGAAAGACCAACTAAATCTTTATAAAGACATGGTAGACGAGAGAAAGAAGATTCTCGATAGCATGGTTGAAGAAAGAAATTACCAACAAGATTTAGAAGAAAATCAAAACAATGTTGCAGATATACAAAATCAAATTGCGGAATTATCGTTAGATGATAGTGATGAGGCTAGAGCGCAAGTTTTAGCACTACAAGAACAACTAGCGACTGCCCAACAAGATTTAGCAAATTTAGAATATGAACACGGTATTGAACAGCAAAAGACAGCATTAGATACTGAGTTAGAAAGAGTGACGGATTTAATAAATACGGCGATTGCTTCTATTGAAGGAATCAATGCAACTTCTTTGAATGCTTTCACTTCTCAACTAGCTACAATCTTAGCAAATATGGGTACTGCTGTTCCAACCTTCCACAGCGGGGGCGTTGTCGGTGGTCAATATCAAAGTAAAGAGAATGAACAGTTTGCTAAGTTACTGAATAAAGAAGTCGTTCTTACTCCTGAACAAATGTCTGGATTTATGAATAAGACATTACCTAATTTAATGCAATCATCTCCCAATATATCATCCAATATGAAAGGGATGGAAATTGGAACATTGATGTCATTCAATATTACGGGGTCAATGGATAAGTCGATTCTTCCAAATATTGAATCTTTAGCAAATAAAGTTGTTGAGAAATTGAATAATAATATGCTTTTACGTGGAACTAAGCGGTCTAGTAACCTATTTAGCTCCTAATCATAATACCCTTCAGTCTAATGGATTGGAGGGTATTATTAAATATGAAAATAAAAGGAGGTCATAAAAATGCCATTTTATGCCAGTGAATTTCAATATGAAAATATTGCAAGTTCGACATATAACCTATACATAAGTCAAATAGATGGAGATGGAGGTTCTACGGATATGGGTTCTTCTCCTATGGAAATATATAATCAAAAGTTATATAGAAGAAGTCAACCATATTTTTACGGAAGCACACCTTCTGAAAATTTGTCAATGGAAGTTTCAATATCTTCTCCTGACAACATAGATTCGGAAACATCTCAACTAATAAGTAAGTGGCTTTTTTCTAATCGCTCCTATAAAAAATTAATGATTATTCAACCT